ATCGGGCTTCACCGCGGTGAACAGCCGGCTGAAGGGGATCGGGCTTCACCGCGGTGAACAGCCGGCTGAAGGGGATCGGGCTTCACCGCGGTGAACAGCCGGCTGAAGGGGATCGGGCTTCACCGCGCGCCATCAAATCGATCGACAGACGAAGTCTACAGGCAACAATGGGCCCTTTAACCCCCTCCCCCACCAATTTAAAAATGAAAACAAAAAAACCCACTTTCAATTCAACAACAATTACACTACATTACCATAATGCAACTTACCTTCAAAGAGCACTTCATAATCTCATTTAGCGGCGGCATCGGCTCTGCGGCATCGGCATTGCTTGCATTAGAGCACGATTTGGACTTCGAGTGTGTGTTTGCGGACACGTTGATTGAGGACGAGGATTTGCATCGATTTAACGCTGACATTGAGAGGGTTATTGGGAAGCCGATAATCAGGTTGTCAGCGGAGATGAATCCATGGGAGATATTCAGGAAGGTGAAATACATTGGGAACACGAGGACAGCACACTGCAGTCAGAAGTTGAAGACTGATGTGGTCAGAACGTACATGGCAGAGAATCACCCGTCATCAATTTTGGTACTTGGGATGGGGCGTGACGAGCAGGAGCGAATTGATCGAGCGAAGAAGTTATGGAGTCCGATCGAGGTTGATTCTTTCTTGTCGGCGTATGGGTACAGTTCGCACTGCATGCGGACGGAGATTATTGAGAAGTACGGTGTGAGACTTCCGAGGCTTTACGACATGGGATTTCCGCATAATAACTGTGGTGGATTCTGTGTTCGCGCAGGTCAATCGCAGTTTGCGACGTTACTGGCGACGTTACTGGCGAGGTTCCCTGACCGTTATCAGTGGCATGTGGAGCAGGAGGAGATTACTTACAGGGAGATTGGTCCGACAGCTAGGCCATTTCTCCGTAAGAACATAGACGGAGTGACTAATTACCTGAGACTTTCTGAGTTCAGAGAGTTGGCACAGTCCGGCAAGATTACGGTTGAAGACTTTGAGTTTGGCGGCTGTGCATGTTTCGTTGACGAAGTGGAACCAAACGCATGAACATACCAACCTGTCCCAACTGTAAACGCAATCTCATCTACATTACGCCGCAAATCAATTGGTGCGAGGGCTGTGGCACGCTCACACAGTCAAATTCGCACATGGTTCCACTGATATCGCGTCCATCACCGCCTAAACACACGTCGGTGAGTTTAGACGGGAACGGCAACAGTTCCCGATGACAAATCAGATCTACATTATCGATCCCGAAGCGTTCGAGATCACGTCAGTTCCAGTTCCAGTTCCGAAGGTGCATCAGATGTCCCATTGTTACCGAGTGAGAGTTACGGTTGAGTTAGACGTCATTAACGCAGAATCCGAGTCACAGGCGAGGCAGACGGTGTTCAGCCTGCTTTCAGCTAGTGCATCGCCATCGAAGGGGAGGCCAGCATCGGGTCCGCGAGCGACGGTGACGGGGTTAACGATTGGGGAATTTGGTGACGCTCAATCAGACCGCAAATCAGACATGATGGAGTAAGCGATGAAACTTATTCTCGGCATTATTGTAACTGCGATGACAGTGTGTTTTGCTGGTGAGCCGGGTGACAGAACGCCAACATTGGACGATTCCCGTCCACAGTTACCATCACCCAAGTCAGTGAGCGACTCGAAGCGTCTTTTGGGCTTATTGCTTGAAGATGAGGATGAGCCAGCAGTTCGTATTCGCAAGTTAACGTACCCGTTTGTAGTACCGTACCCTGACGGGTTTGACGAATCTGTCACGAGGGCATTGCCTGTAGCGAGGCAGTTCGAGGAGGACGGGAGTTTTACAGACTTGTATATCAGTGGGAATTGTGTGTATTACGGAATTGATGGAGTAAACACAGGAACGAGTCAAGCATCGAATGATGAGTGTGCTAGGTCACAGGGGCATTCTCCGGACCCGAAGAAGGGGTTGGCGCGTGAGTACCAGCGGAAATACGAGAAGAAGGCGGTCAGGGTGACCGGGGCTGCGTTTTTCAAGGGGAGGTTGATTGTGAAGGATCCTAGAATCAAACAATGAAGCTTTCCTCACCACAGTACGATTTCTTATCAACGCAGGCGCAGTTTGCGGTGTATGGCGGAAGTGCAGGAAGCGGAAAGAGTTTCGCTTTGACGCTTGACCCATTGCGGCATTGTCAGGGTCCGTCTGCGGTGCATTCGTTTCGGGGAGCGATCTTCAGGAGGACATATCCGCAGATAAGTTCACCTGGTGGTCTTTTGGATGAATGCCGGAACAACTACGAGAAGCTGGGTGCGATTTACAACAACACATCAGCGCAGTGGAGGTTTCCGAGTGGAGCCAAGATAAACCTGAGCAGTTTGCAGTTCACTAAAGACTTGAACAATTATCAGGGTGCGCAGTTAGACTTTGTTGGTTTCGATGAATGCGCACAATTTGAGCAGTCGCAGGTGATGTTTTTGTGGGGGAGGTGCAGATCCAAATCAGGGATCAAGGCAACACTGAGAGCCACATGCAATCCTGACGCATCGAGTTGGTTGTACAAATTTCTGCATTGGTGGATCGACCCTGTCAGTGGATATCCGATCAAAGACAGATCAGGAGTGATCCGATATTTCAAGACACTGGGAGAGGAGTTTATATGGTCAGACGATCCGACGTACGACGATGACGGAGTTCTTGAGACGACATCGGCGACATTTATTCCTGCGACATTGAACGACAATCAGGTTCTGATGCAGGCGGATCCAAGTTACCGACAGAGGCTCATGCAGCTTTCTGATTCAGAGAGAGACAGGTATCTTCACGGGAACTGGTTGGCATCGAGCATTACTGGAACGGAGTGGAATCGCGATCTGTTTATTGACCTGCTGGTTCCGTTTGAGCAGTATCCTGTTCCGAGGCATGCAAGCGACGTTGTGCGGATGTTTTCGGTTGATGCGAGCAAAGGGAAGCATCAGCACAAGGGAGATTATTCGGCGATCATCTGTGTTGCGCAGAATTCCGAATTGAAATACGTTGATGCGGACGTAAAGCGACGACCACCGGGCCAGATCGTCGAGGATCTTTTTTTATTCACGAATCAGGAGCATCACAGGATCAGATCTGGAGACCTGATTGGGATTGAGGCACTTCAGTTCCAGTCGATCTTCATCGACTTGATTATGCATTACGCAGTGGATCATCCGGACTACGCGCTCAGCAAGTATCTTCGATCTGGGGGAATCATCATCCCGGTTCAGGACATGTTGAAGAAAGAGATGCGAATTAGGAGGCTTGACGGCCCTCTTCGGCGAAGAGAATTCAGGTTAATTGAGAACCCTAGTACTTCATTGCTTTTGAACCAGTTCAGGAACTGGGATGGAATGCCCGGTGTGGGCAAGCATGACGACGCGATTGACGCACTGGACATGGCGTTGCAGTTACCGGGACATTTGGAACGGTATTATAAGGAATTGCGTAAGTGAGCGACGAACAGAAACTCCCATCGTTCATGGAGCCATCGTGGGAATACGACGAACCATCACGCATCCCGCTCGCCAAAGATCTGATCCTCCGTTGCGACGAGAACCATTTCGAGTTCCTGATAGCCGTCTGCAGAAAATGCCGAACACGGACAGACGCGCAGCGAATTGAATTGCATCTGGCTGGATGGAGCATTGCGGTCGAGACGCGGATCGAGAATCACGAAGGGTTCATGTTGTGCCCGAATTGCGCGAACGACAGTTACGTTTGGGAGGATTTGTACTGATGATTATTCGCACAGGCTGGCGCGCATTCACATGTTACGAGTGCAAGTACAGATGGGCAGAACCGACGCGAGACAGGTTTTCGCCGAGCGTAGAGTCATGCCCGCGATGCAGCGACAACTGTGTCCCAGAACGCCAGTGGCACGACGAAGAGATGAAGACGGATAAATTTTGCAATCTTATTCCGGTGGGGGAAAAAAATGACAATTAGCCCTGACGACAAGATGGACGCACCGATCGACGAGATTTTGTATTGGAGTTTCAGGCTGATAAAAAGAGCGTCAGCGATGATGAAAAACAAATCCTTCAGTGAGATGAGTGACGCAGAGATAGGTGTGCTTGAGAAAGAGTATTGGGAGAAAGAAGAGGAACTGAGGCAGGCGTATTTGGTGGTGTTGAAACTGCGATCCAAAGAGATCGCTGATCACTGTGAGTCGATTGGGTTTAGGGGAGTGACGGAGAAGTTTGTCAAAGAAAATCCGTTTTTGATGGCTTTGGCGTACGGACAATTTTGTGAGATAGACCATGCCTAAGAAGTGTAAATCTTGTTCATCAAAAGACCCGGAGATGATAATCTTCGTGATGATTCAAACGGTCAGCATCTTGTGTTGTCAGACGATGATCCCGATGCCGTACGCCGGGCAGCATGCGCATTTCGTGCGAAGTAAGAGTAGCTGGTGGTCAGACTTCGAGTAAAATAGGCTTGTTTGCATTTGCGAAATCACTGAAACCCTTTAACATGGCTTCAGGAGAATTCAAAATGATAAATCGAGTAAATCAATCGACGTCGTATTCCATCGAGCACGAATTATTCGCCATTTCTGCGTCGAAAGTTGCGCGGCAGATCATGGAGGAGTTGGGGACGGGGTACTCTAGGCAGAACGACGAGGGCGACGACACGTTTCCGGCCGGCGGCGAGGAGCCATACGACATCACTGAGGGGACGCTGGGCGTGAACCGGGTGATGACGTTGGGCGACAGTTTGTCGAGAGTGTGCTGGGGCTCGAACGCGAAGGACAACCGAGGGTACTACATTGCGGACACGGGTCACGTCGTCACGGTGAAACCGAAGAACGAGGCGAATCCGAACGCAAAGGCTGTGAAGAACGCAGAGCGATTCCTTGAGAAGTGGCAGAAAGAGAACAATTGGAAGCTCCGTCAGTCGGAGGTGAGTCATCGTTGCGACCGTCACGGGGAGGTATTTGACCTTCTGTACTACGACGACGACGGGATTTTGCGAGTTTACTTCGCGGAACCGACTGATCTTGAGGAAGACCCGAACAGCCAATATCAGGACTCGAATGCGGGTGACAATCCGTCGCCATATCCGTTCATTGACTTATTTGGTGTGCGGCGTACGAACGACATCAGGTACAGGCCTGTCGCATATTTTATTGAGAGCGACTGGTTCCCTGATCTACGTTATGTTTCTCGGATGGGGGCAGTACCTGCACCTGAGAGCCTAAATTCAGGGAAAGTGGCAGTTCAGCACCGCAAGCGGAATGTTTTAGCGAACGATCCACGGGGATTGACGTTATTTTGGCCTGTGCGTGAGGAAATGATCTTTGCCAAGAAGTTGCTGGCAAACCTGATGCGAGTATCGGCGTTTCAGGCGGCGTTTGGTGCTATCCGGACGATAAACGCCAGCCAAGGAGCGGATCAGGTGCGCAGCTGGCTTGCATCACAACAGACGGGGGATGGATCTGCAGGTCAGCGGGAGAGTTTCGACTTTCCAGCGGCATCCGTGGTCACAGTCCCCGGCACGATCACTTATGAGTTCCCGGAGACAGGCGCGGGCAACAGCA